CGGGGTCCGGCGATGCTCCCGTCGGAAACGCACTTCCAGCGGCGGCCTTCCCGGTCGATGGCGACCCAAGCGTCGTAGGAACCGCCTTCGTGGCGCACCTCGGCGGTGTACCCGTCGGTGGAAAGAACCCCGGCGATCGCCCGGGCGGCGGCTTGGCGGCTGATTCGGTTGACTTCGAGTTCGAGTCCAAAGGTCTGGTTTTTCACGGGGAGGCTCCTTTCTTCCGGCGGCGGCTTTTCCCGCCCGCCCGGGTGCCGGGCTGTCGCTTTTGGGCGGTTTCCCGCCCGGCGGACACATCCATCACTCCGCCGGGCGAAAAAGTCAACGGTTTTTTTTCGGAAAAAGAGCCCGCCGCTTCCTTATACATGTGTGAAGCCCGCCGGAAAAAAACCGAAAAAACCCGGCTTTTTTTTCGCCCGCCCGGGCACACCCGCCGCCGGAAACCCGCCCGCCGGAACCGGGAAAAACCCGCCCGGAAACCCCGCCGGAAGACCCCGCCCGGAACTGCCCGGGCACACCCGCCGGGGTCGGCACCCCGCCGCCCGGGCACACCGCCCGCCCAGAAGACCGCCGCCGGGGAGACCCGCCGCCCGGGCACACCCCGCCGGGGTCGCCGCCCGCCGCCGCCCGCCCGACCTGTGCCCAGGGAGGGGGTGGTCAGATCCCTTAGTGTGCCTGGCGGAGAGCGCGCCCCAGTCACGCGTAAATTTCCGACAAAAACCAGAGGGGGGTATTAGCCCCCGGAACCCAAAAATCAAAAATCCGCCCGAAGGCGGTGAAGGAGGAACCATGAATACCAACCTGAACATGCAGCGGATGCCGATAGACAAGCTGAAACCCGCGAAATACAACCCCAGGAAAGACCTGCAGCCAGGCGATCCCGCGTATGAGAAGATCAAGCGCAGCCTGCACGACTTCGGGTACGTTGATCCCATCGTCTGGAATGAAGTGACGGGCAACATTGTCGGCGGTCATCAGCGGTACAAGGTGCTCAAGGCTGAAGGCGCGACCGAAGTGGACTGTGTTGTGGTTCATATCGAGAAGCCTGAGGATGAAAAAGCGCTCAACATCGCCCTGAATAAGGCAACCGGCGACTGGGAACCCGTAGCCCTAGCCGACCTGCTGAAAGACCTGCAGGAATCCGGATATGATCTTGGTGCGACTGGTTTTGACGCTGCCGAGGTGGATGACCTTTTCAGCAAAGTTCATGACAAGGAAACCCACGATGATGACTGTGACATCGATCCGGAGACTGTCACACCGTATGTACAGCCGGGCGACATCTGGACGCTGGGCAGGCACCGGATGATGTGCGGCGACAGCACCGATCCGGAAACGGTCGATCTGCTCATGGACGGAGTGAAGGCAAATCTCTGCGTGACGGACCCGCCTTACAATGTCGCTTATGAATCTGCCGATGGGAAGAAGATACAGAACGACAGCATGGCAGATGAACAATTCTTCACGTTCCTACTGGCCGCTTTTAAGAACATCGCTGCCCACATGGCAGAGGGTGGCAGTGCTTATGTATTCCATGCTGACACCGAGGGGCTGAACTTTCGCAGGGCTTTCAAAGAGTCCGGTTTTCATATTTCCGGGGTGTGCATCTGGGTGAAGAATAGCCTGGTGCTGGGCCGCAGCCCATATCAATGGCAACATGAACCCGTGCTCTATGGTTGGCTTCCCAACGGAAAGCATAAATGGTTCGCTGACCGGAAGCAGTCCACGATCTGGAACTTCGACAAACCGAAGAAGAGCGCGGATCATCCGACCATGAAGCCGATCCCGCTGCTCTGTTATCCAATCAAGAACAGCAGTGCCCCGAACGCTGTGGTAATGGATCTGTTTGGCGGCAGCGGTTCCACGCTGATCGCCTGTGAGCAGACCGACCGCATCTGCAAAACGATGGAACTCGACCCGAAGTACGCTACTGTTATAGTAGAACGTTTCCATCTGGATTATCCGGATCAGGAGATCACAGTGCTCCGGGACGGAAAGACACTGTCCTACAGTGAAGTGGCTACCAATGCCTAACAGTTCCACAGAAACACACAAACCCAATGCTATAGCGTGGATTCCATGCCATAGCATTGGGTTTTCCCACGCTATAGCTCCACATATGTGTTCCAGAAACACACAATTTTCCCGCGAAGGAGGTGAAACCAGATGGCGACCAAAGGAAGGAAACCCCTGCCCACTGCCCTGAAAGTGTTGGAGGGCGACCGGGGAAAAGGCCGCAGGCCGATCAACAAAGACGAGCCTACGCCACCGCAGAGCAACATCAAATGTCCTGACTGGCTGATGCCGGAAGCGAAAAAGGAATGGAAGCGTCTGGCTCCATCCCTGATTGCTATGGGGATCCTGACAGATCATGACATGGAGGCCTTTGCCGGATACTGTCAGGCTTATGCCCGCTGGCGGGAGGCTGAAGAGTTCCTGTCTCAGCATGGAACGATCTTCAAAACGCCCAGCGGTTATGTACAACAGGTTCCCCAGGTATCCATTGCTCAGCAGAACCTGAAGATTATGCAATCCTTCTGCGCAGAGTTCGGTCTGACCCCGGCCAGCCGTGCAAGACTATACGCCCAGAACGGTGACAAATCTGACACAGATGATCCGATGGAAAATGTCCTGAGGGGAGGCTGGCAGGATGCAAAGTGAGGAAAAAGCTCGCCGGGTTATTCAGTTCATTGAGTGCCTGAAGCATACCAAGGGCGAGTTTCACGGTCAGCCGTTTAAGCTACTGCCTTGGCAGGAAAAAATCATCAGGGACGTTTTCGGGACCGTCCGTGATGAAGATCCAAGCATCCGGCAATACACTACGGCATACATCGAAATTCCGAAGAAGCAAGGCAAGAGTGAATTGGGTGCGGCGATTGCCCTGAATATGCTCTGCAATGACGATGAATGGCGGGCAGAGGTTTACTCCTGTGCGTCAGACCGTCAGCAGGCGGCTATCGTTTTTGATGTTGCCGTGGATATGGTGAAGCAATCCCCGGCGCTTAGCAAGCGGATCAAGATTATCCCGTCCACAAAGCGGATGGTTTATCAACCGACCGGAAGCATCTACCAGGTGCTCTCTTCGGAAGTGGCAACAAAGCATGGTCTGAATGTCAGCGCCTGCATCTTCGACGAACTGCACACGCAGCCAAACCGCGCTTTGTACGATGTTATGACCCAGGGCAGCGGCGATGCCAGGAAGCAGCCGTTATGGTTTTTCCTGACAACCGCCGGAACGGATCGAAACAGCATCTGCTGGGAGGTTCACCAGAAAGCGCTCGATATCCTTGAAGGCCGTAAGGATGATCCCCGGTTCTACCCGGTGGTCTTCGGCCTGCCGGATGATGCAGACTGGACAGATGAAAAGAACTGGTACAAGGCCAATCCATCCCTTGACCAGACGATTACCATCGACAAGGTCAGGGATGCTTTCCGCAAGGCGCAGGAAACGCCAGCAGATGAGAACATGTTTCGGCAGTTGCGACTGAACCAGTGGGTGAAGCAGTCCGTGCGCTGGATGCCCATGGATAAATGGGATGAATGTGGCGGAGTGGTTAACGAATATGAACTGGAAGGCCGCGCATGCTATGCGGGACTCGACCTTTCCAGCACCAGCGACTTGACAGCCATGGTGCTGGTGTTTCCTCCCAGAGATGAAGAGGAGCAGTACATTGTTGTTCCACATTTCTGGCTGCCGGATGAAACACTTCAGTTGCGCGTCCGCCGAGATCATGTGATGTACGACAAATGGGAACGACAGGGATTTCTGCATCTGACGGAAGGAAATGTCGTTCATTATGGTGCAATCGAACAGTTTATCCTGCAGTTGGGAGAACGGTTCAACATCCGGGAGATCGCCTACGACCGATGGAATGCAAGCATGATGGTGCAGACCCTTGAGGATGATGGTTTCACGATGGTTCCCTTCGGCCAGGGCTTCAGGGATATGAGCCCGCCGACGAAAGAACTGATGCGCTTGGTGCTGGAACGGAAACTGAATCATGGCGGGCATCCGGTTCTCCGGTGGAATATGGACAATGCCTTCGTGCGGACAGACCCAGCAGGGAACCTGAAGATTGATAAGGAGCGATCGACGGAAAAAGTCGACGGTGCTGTGGCACTGGTCATGGCGCTGGATCGGGCGTTGAAAAACGCCAACAGCGGAGCTTCGGTCTATGACGACCGGGGCTTTTTGATTATCTGAACGGAGGTGCGAAAATGCCCCAAAAGCCGAAAAGGCCCTGCCGCTACCCGGGGTGTCCTGGATTTTGCGAACAGGGCCAAGTATTCTGTAAGGATCATATCATGTGGAGTGGTGATCGACAGCGCGGAAGTGCTGCAAAACAGGGATATGACGGAAAATGGAGAAAAGCCCGCACTCTGTTTCTGAAGCAACATCCGCTCTGCGCTTTCTGTTTGGCAGAGGGAAAGGTTGTCCCGGCAACGGTCGTAGATCATATCATTCCTCACCGAGGAGACCAGCGGCTGTTCTGGGATCAGACAAACTGGGAAAGTCTTTGCAAGGAATGCCATGATAAGAAAACCGGAAGTGGGCTGTGAGGCCTTCTTCCGGTTGCCTTCTTGTAAAACTATTTCCCCGATTTTTCTAACTATTTATCCTAGGATCATTGGATATTCAGTGTGCTTGCAGGAAAGCAGTGTCCCTCCCGTCCCTGCAATGTTCATCTATTATCTCTGCAAGAACCGCATGTCCTGCTTCATTTGGATGAATTCCGTCCGCGCAGATCAGGGAAGGATATTCCATCCGGTTCAGCATCCAGCTCCGCACGTCTTCCAGAGCGCAGCCAGTACGACAGGCAACATCACGTACAACATTGGCATACCGTTCCTGCCAGCGGGAAATACTTTCCGGATCGTCATGGAGGTAACGCAGGATATGCTCTGCGTTTCTTTCCCGGGAAACCCACCAATAATAGCGCTCTGACATCAGGGCAAGCGGTGTGACAAGCACCGGCTTCAGATGCCGGTCTCTTGCTTCCTTCACAAAGCGGATCAGTTTATCCCGGAATTCCATAAGCGGCACCCGCCCTTCATGATAGGAATCCGGGTCATTGGAAACGGAATCCCAGTCCAGATCACAGTCGTTTCCACCGAACTGAATCACACAAAACACACCTGGTTCAATCGGCATTTTCTCAAAAACAGCCAGTCCGTCCAGGACCGTATACCCATGGACAGCATAGTTCCTGATCGGATACCCTTTCCGCTTGAGCAGCCGAATACATCCGGCGCGTGATACCCGGTATTTGCCGTCATCATCCAGTATAATTCCCTGAGAAGAGGAATCTCCAAATAAATAAATTTCAGGCATCATATCTCAACTCCGTAACATTAACAACTAGTATTCAATACTAGATTACACCATGATGTACACATTGTCAAGACGCGTATTGAAAATAATTGTCATTTGTGATACCATAAAAAAAGAGTAATGATGTTTTGCGGAGGGCGACATGAAACACGATGCCATTCTGAATTGCCTGCAGGGATGTCTTTTACCGGACTGGGACAAGCTTCCGGATTTCGGGTTGTATATGGATCAGATGATTACACTGGTCAACCGTTCCTTTCCCGGAATCGAAAGGCAGATCGATCTGACACCGAGTATGATCAACAATTATGTAAAGGCCGGATTGATGGACAAACCCTTGGGAAAGAAATACAGCCGGGAAGCGATTGCCCAGCTACTCATGATTATTCAGTTAAAGCTGACTACACCGATGGACCTGATGAAAACGCTACTTCATCCGGAAAACGGTACGGAAACCAAAGACCTGTATATGCTTTTCCGTCAATGCCAGGAACAGGTTATTGTGAGGTACCAGGATGAGGAAACCGCACCTCGCCTGATGTATGCCCTGAAATCATCTGCTTTGCAACTGATTACACGTTTGTCGGACGATTGAAGTCAGAGAATAATTCATAAGAGCAAAACTTAAGGAAAGAGCGGCTCGACACCTATGAAGGACACCGAGGCGCTGTATAACGATTTTGATTATGAGATATAAGACAGTGAATAAGTCAGCACACGAAAAAGTTAATCCTACAAAGCCTTCAAAGGCCGAACACATTATACCGCAGGTCATAACCGCCCGCCACCGCAAATTGTCCAATCTGTGAGAAGATTCATGGGAAAACATCATGTATAATGGTATCGTGGAAAAATACACAGAGGGCCATCCGGGCAGCCGGACGGCTCTTCTTTTTATGGAGGGAACAGCATGAAGAATCCTTTCGCCGGTTTGTTCCGTGCGCGGGATAAGCCCCAAGACAGCGTCAGCGCCGCGCCAACCTTCTACTTCGGTACCAGCGGTTCTGGAAAACCGGTCAACGCAAACACCGCGATCCAGCTTTCCACGGTCTATGCCTGCGTCCGGGTCATCTCGGAAACAGTTGCCAGCCTGCCGCTGGGAGTGTACGAAGCTAAGGAAGACGGGAACCGCAAGGCAACAGAGCATCCTTTGTACCTTCTGCTACATGACGAACCGAACAGTGAAATGACATCATTTGTTTTGCGGGAAGTCATGCTGGCCCACCTGCTGCTCTGGGGAAACAGCTACTGCCAGATTATCCGTTCCGGACGGAACCAGATTACAGGTTTGTATCCGCTCTTGCCGGATAAGATGACAGTGGATAGGGATAAGAAAGGCATTCTGACTTATACCTACATGACCAGTACCGGAGAGCAAGTGGTGCTTTCCCCGGAAGACGTCTTGCATATCCCCGGCCTCGGCTTTGACGGGATCATGGGCTACAGTCCCATCGCACTGGAGAAAAACGCCATCGGCCTGGGCATCGCGTCTGAGGAGTATGGCAGTAAGTTCTTCTCTAATGGTGCACGGCCTTCCGGTATCCTGACACACCCGAACACCGTGAAGAATCCGAAGGCCCTTCGGGAAAGCTGGAACAGCGCCTATGGCGGATCTTCGAACAGCAACCGTGTGGCCATCCTGGAAGAAGGCATGAAGTTTGAGCCGATTGCTATCCCGAACAATGAAGCGCAGTTCCTGGAAACCCGCAAGTTTCAGGTGGATGAGATTTGTCGGATTTACAGGGTGCCGCCTCATCTCGTAGGCAATCTGGAGCACGCAACCTTCTCCAATATCGAACACCAGAGTATTGACTTTGCCGTGCACACCATCCGGCCCTGGCTCGTCAGAATTGAACAAGCTATGAACCGCGCCCTTTTTACCGATCAGGAGAAGGGGCGCTTTTATGTGCAGTTCAATATGGATGGCCTGATGCGCGGCGACTACAAGTCCCGGATGGAAGGCTATGCCATTGGTCGCCAGAACGGTTGGCTGTCCGCCAACGACATCCGGGCACTGGAGAACCAGAATCCTATCCCCAAAGAAGAAGGCGGCGACGCCTATCTGGTCAACGGGAACATGATCCCCATCACAACTGCCATGAAGCAGCCTGTGGATGATGCGGATCAGACAGTAACACAATCCAATCCTGAAAGAAGGAGGTACACCTGATGCGACACTTTTGGAACTGGGTCCGCAACGACGATGAGTCCCGCACCCTGTACCTGGACGGTGTGATCGCGGAAGAATCCTGGTTCTCCGATGATATCACGCCCGCCATGTTCAAGGAGGAGCTCTTCGCCGGAAACGGCCCCATTACTATTCACCTGAACTCGCCCGGTGGTGACTGCATCGCGGCAAGCCAGATCTACACCATGCTCATGGATTATCCGGGTGATGTGACCATCCAGATTGACGGTATGGCAGCTTCGGCGGCTTCCGTCATTGCGATGGCCGGAACACACGTGACCATGAGCCCCACCAGTCTGATGATGATCCACAATCCCTTCACGATGGCCATGGGCGATACGGAAGAGATGCGGAAAGCCATCCAGCTGCTGGACGAGGTGAAAGAATCTATCATCACAGCCTACCACATCAAGACTGGGCTGAGCCGGGATAAGATCTCCCAGCTCATGGACAGTGAAACTTGGATGAACGCTCTGAAAGCAAAGGAGCTCGGCTTCTGCGATGAAGTCCTGTACACCGGCGCGGAAGACCTGCCGGATGACATGGCGGCCTATACCTTCGAACGTAAATCCGCTGCGGCCTGTCTCATGAACCGGGTGATCGCGTCCATGCCGAAACCACAGAATGTGGTGAAGGAAGAACCCGAGCACCCGCCTGATGCGGCACCAACTCCTGAGGAACCCGAACCTGTTACCCCTGACAACCGAGTGAAAGCGGCAGACCTAGAGAAAAGGCTGTCGCTTTTGAAATGATGAAGGAGGATTTTCATTATGAATCAGATTCTTGCTCTGCGTGAAAAACGCGCCAACCTGTGGAACGAGACCAAAGCGTTCCTGGAATCTCATCGTGCCGAAGATGGCACCGTATCCGCCGAGGACAACGCGACCTACGAGAAGATGGAGGCTGACGTAGTCGCTCTCGGCAAGGAAATCGAACGTCTGGAGCGTCAGGCTGCGATCGATCGTGAGATGGATCAGCCGACTGCTTCTCCGCTGGTCTCCCGTCCTGTTGCCCCCACCGCCCAGAAACAGGGCCGTGCTTCCGATGAGTACAAGGCTGCTTTCTGGGGCATGATCCGCAATCGGGTCGCCACTCCGGGTGTTATGAACGCCCTGCAGGTCGGCACTGACTCCGAAGGTGGTTACCTTGTACCTGACGAGTATGAACGCACCCTGGTGCAGGGCCTCGAGGAGGAGAACGTTCTCCGTTCCCTGTGCACTGTCATCCAGACCAGTTCTGGCGATCGGAAGATCCCGCTGGTGGCTTCCCACGGTACCGCTTCCTGGGTAGATGAAGAAGCCACGATCCCTGACAGCGATGATGTTTTCGGTCAGATCTCTATCGGTGCTCACAAGGTGGCTACCATGATCAAGGTGTCTGACGAACTTCTGCAGGACAGTGTTTTCAACATTGAAAGCTACATTGCTGCTGAGTTTGCCCGCCGGATCGGTGCTGCCGAAGAGGAAGCCTTCATCACCGGTAATGGCACTGGTAAGCCCACGGGTCTGCTGCATGCCACAAACGGCGCGGGCATTGGTGTTACCACCAATGGAAACACGCCGACTGCGGACGAGATCTTCGATCTGGTGCATTCCATCAAGAGCGTGTACCGGAAGAAGGCCGTCTTCTTGCTCAATGACAGCACCCTGAAGGCCCTTCGGAAACTGAAGGATGGTCAGGGCCAGTACCTCTGGCAGCCGGGTCTCAAGGAAGGTCAGCCGGACACCCTGCTGAATTACCGCCTGGTGACTTCTCCCTTCATGCCGGAAATTGACTCCGGAAACAAGGTGATCCTGTTCGGCGACTTCAAGTCCTACTGGATTGCTGACCGTCAGGGCCGTTCCTTCCAGCGTCTGAATGAGCTGTATGCCGCTACCGGCCAGGTTGGTTTCCGCGCTACCCAGCGTGTGGATGGCCGTCTGGTTCTGGCTGAGGCCATGAAGTGTCTGGCTGTGAAGGCCTGATCCCCCAACGACCATGGGAGCCGTCTGTAATGGGCGGCTCCCTTCCAGCATTGGAGGTGCTGAGTTATGAGCTATAACGCGAAAAACTATACCGAGCAGGGCGGCGAAGTCACCCATATCGGCGGCAAACTGGTATTCGAGGAAGGCGGCAGTATTGCAGGATTCCCCGGTGCCGCGAACCAGGAACCCGTAACCGGAAACCAGGTGAAGGATGTGAAGGATGCCTTCAACGCTCTTCTCATAGGGCTAAAAAACGCCGGAATCATGGTTCCGGACAGTTGGAATGTGTCTGTCCTGGCTTGTCCGACGCCCGCTTCCATGCCGACCAGTGAAACTGCCGCCAACAGTGGTCATGCCACTGTGACGATCGACGGCACGGAGATCACCATTACCCTCAACTGCAAGGTCAGTGAACTGGCCGACGCGAACCATGGGGAGACTTGGGGAACGCATAAGTGGCTGGGTTTTGGTGTTCGCACGGGCCTTGGATCTGTCGTGGGCGTGAAATTCACGGATGATACCGGCGCGAGCGCTACGCTGTCTGCGGATGACGCGACCGAAGCGTCTGCCCTTGACCTTTCCGCTGGCGACTTTGTGCTGTACATCAAGGCCGAGCAGACAGAATACCTGACCGGTGAAAAGTATTTCACCCTAAAGGCTGATGGCTATGCCGAGACCACCTTCACGATGAAGATCGTGGAGCCGACCACGCAGGAGGGATAAGCCATGTCGAAGTGCTATTTTGCCCATGGCGGTAATGAGCTGGTCATCGGCGGGAAGCTGACCTTCCTGCCCGGTGCCAGTGTGGAAGGCGGCGAGGGGCTGTTCGATCTTCCTCCGGGAGGTGAAACTGTCACGCTGCCCTTTCTGGCTGACAGCACGGCGACCACCGTAGCCCAGCTCCGCGAGGACTACAACCGCCTGCTGTCCGTATTGCGGGATGCCGGGATCATCGCGCCTCTTCAGGAGGTGATCCCCGATGATCGTGACGGTTGATGAGGTCAAAACCCATCTGCGTATCGAGCACAATGAGGAAGATTCCTATATCGAGGGCCTGATCAAACAGGCTCAGGCTGAGGCGGAGGATTACTGCCGGGTTTCCTTTGAGGCACCTGACGAGGAAGGTAATATCCCCGATGCTCCTGAGCCTGTCCGGCTGGCCGTTATCCTCATGACCAGTTTCTACTATGAAAACCGGGACATTCCGGACATGACGACTTACAAAGCAACCCGTATGGCGTTTGACAATCTGCTGTACCGGTATCGTGATCCCGCAAAGATGTTCTGACGGAGGTGATGATCCATGCGAGGTTACAAAAACTTCGAAAGCGATCCTCACCCCGGGGAACTCCGGCATAAGATCGAGATCGGTTATACAGAGAACACTATCAACGAAAACGGGTATCCCGCCCCGACAGATGTCGTGGTCTGCCGGGTATGGGCTGCTGTGACGGACGCTGGAAACCAGCATTACAGAGCCGCTGATGTCATGAACACCGAGGCTGTCATCAACTTTACCATCCGGTACCGGGAGGACATCAAGCCCGGGATGTGGGTGCGCTTTCAAGGGGATAAATGGAATATCTCAACTCTTGGCGAGTATAGCTTCAAGCGCACCTATCTCGGCCTGAAGGCTTCCCTTGCCAAGGGGGTGAGCGGATGAGACAGGTACAGCAGGCGCTGGCGAACATCGGCATTCCTGTATACGCTGGTATATGGCGGGCAACTTCGCCCAACCAGAACCCGCCGGAACAGTACTGCGTTTACTCCACGACAACCACGGAAGGAAGCCATCACGACGATCATGTGACTTCCTTCCGCACTTTTGTCTACTTGAACCTGTGGAGCGATACCGATCCGACCGATATGGCGGATACGATCCGGGCAGCTATGTACCAGTACGGCTTTACGATGGTTGAGGAATCCGACAAGGGTTACAACCAGCCTGCCTACGATACCGCCACCCGGCAGTACACAGTCCAGTGGACATGGTGCTGGAGGGAGGATGTGGAGTATGGCAATTGAACTCCAGGGCTTTGATGACCTGAAGAATGACCTGACCAATATGGCCTACGCGCTGGATCAGGGTCCCGGTGTGAACCGTGCCCTGAAGGCTGGCGCTGTTCCTATCGAACAGCAGATGCTTCACAATGCCAGCACTGACCCGAAGATCATTACGGATGCCCTGCACTCTTCCATCCACACAGGATCGGTGAAGAAACGGCGCGGAAGCGGAAAGATGATCACCATCGGCGTGCATCACTCGGAAAAGGGAGCGTACTACGCAAACCCGGTCGAGTTTGGTCATGGTGGTCCCGCCCCGGCTCCCGCGCATCCGTTTGTCCGCCCTGCCTTTGATACCCGGGCCGATGAGGCCTATGAAGAAATGAAGCGCGTCCTCCGGGATGAGCTGAGAAACAAATAACAATGGAGGTAATTGATTATGGCGAATTCTACTCCTGCCGCTTCTCCGACCGTTTCTTCTACGGTCGGCCTGAAGAACATGGTGATTGCGCCGCTGACGGTCGACACCGAGGAAACCCTGACTTATGGAGATCTGCAGCTGGTGGCTGGCGCTATTGAGGCGACCATCACTCCGGACAATGCCGATCCGGATATCCAGTATGCGGATGACATCGAGTTCGATGTCCTGTACCCTGATCCTGAACTGACCTTCACTACGAAGATGGCGGATATCCCGCTTGCCATTCAGGAACAGATCTTCGGCAACAACCTTGACGACAATGGCGTCCTGATCCGGACTTCCACGGACAAGCCCCCGTACTTCGCGGTCGGCTTCAAGAGTGAGAAGTCCAACGGCAAGTTCCGCTTCGTGTGGCTGTACAAGGTGCGTGCGAAGCCCCTCACCGAGAACTATGCCACCAAGGAAGGAACGACCATCAACCGCCAGACCGGTGAGGTTGAATGGACCGCGATCAAGCGCACCCATGATTCCCGGTACCAGGCGGTTGCCGATGAGGGTGAAAACGGCTTCACCGCCGCCATGGGAGAAACCTTCCTGACGAGCGTGTACACGCCCAGCTTCACCCCGTAATCCCCATAACCCCGCTGCCGCATAGACATGACGCTGTGCGGCAGCTTTTATTCTGTGATGGAGGAAATAAACATGATCACATGCACTCTCGGTGAAAAGAAATACACCATGGACTTTGTTTCCGGCAGGGCGCTGCGGGAAATGGAGCCTGCCGCGAAGACCTATGGCAAACTGGTTCGCCTGTCCCAGGATGCCGTGGAAGGCAAAGACATCGCTGAGGAACAGATGACGGTGACAGACGCTTTGGACACCATGGTGAAATGGTTCTGCATCCTTTTCAATAACCAGTTCACCCCGGATGAAGTGTACGACAATTATCCCGCCGACCGGCTGATGCACGATATCGCGCTGGCCCTGATGGCGGTTCAGACCCAGACCACTGAGGTGCTGGATTCTTTCCCTACGATTCCGGTGACGCAGGAAGCGGAGGAGATCCTCCAGACGATCACTCCGATCGCTCCGGAACCCTGACGCTGCCGGAATAC